CTTCCTGATGCTTCAGTAATTGACGTTACATCGCTATACCCTATAAACCAAACCGCTTTTACGCCACCGACATTATCCTTACAATCGAATGTACTAAATCCCTGTGTTAATGCGCAAGGCATAATTGTAGTATTTAATTATTTAAAAAATATTATACAGTAAACTTTACAATCTCCTCGGGGAAAGCAAAGTTTACACCCATCTTAAACTCTGTCACAAATCTGACTTGGTCAGCCTCTTTCGCATAGAACAATTCGAATTTTTCCTCCTCGTTTACAAGGTCAGTTCCAAGATACAAGTTAGAAAGCCTTGCGCCATAAAGTTTCTTTGTTCCATTCAATCCGGTTACAGGAATTACTTTAATTGTAGTACCGGGATACACAAAATCTTCCAAAGTTTTTTGGTCCATATAGTAATGGAACAAATTAGCAGCACGAAGTTTTAAAGAATAGATGCGGAAAATATCTGTACCCAAGAAAATTGCAGTATCATCTTTATCTACAATTTCAGCAGGGAATGCCTTATAGATTGCATCCAATACATCAAGAATATTTGATGTTGTAATATCTGTTGCAGGAGTTCCGTAGTATGTTGATGTGTTAGCATTTACAACAGTTCCGGCTGCACCAATCAATTTAATGAAACCGTCAAACTTATTCAAATTACCGTCTCCGCTTGTAGTATCGCCTTGCCAAATCGCTTTCTCAAGTTGAGCAGCAATTTTTTGCACTTTCCTCTCTGTATATTCTTGAGCAAAAATTGTACTGTCATAACGGCTTCCGGCAGGCAATGCCTTTTGCAAATAATAAGCCTCAAGGTCTTTAGGACATAGAGCCTCGTTTACTTTAATCTTACCAACAGTTACAGTACGTTGCGTGAATGTTGTAGTTCCACTTGCGTTAAAACCACAAGAAGCACCTGATTGAAAGAAAGCATCAGTATCCATTATATTAATGGTTTCGCTGCTTTTAATCCCAACCATTACATTCCCTTGCGACTTAATAAGGTCAGCCGTTTTTGCACTCAATACGGAAGATGCAACAAGTTGTTGAGCATTCTGCTCCGTATATGCAGTCAATGTTCCAAGTGAAAAAGACATAGTTTTTAATTTTAATTTTTCTTAATTGTTTTTACAAATTCAAGGTATTTAGCAATTTTATCTTGCTTGCTTTCAACGTGACGAAAATTATTAGGCGATGCTTCTATTGGGTCACTTGATGGAGTATTAATTAACCCAATAATTACATCTTTTAATCCAATCATTTGATTATTCTGTTCAGCAAATTGACTTTGAGTTGTGCCAATAAGATTTTTTAGAACACTTATTTCTGCTTCAAGTTTTTGTATTTGAGCAGCAAGTGGATTTTGTTGTGTCTCTACGATAGGCTCAACAGTAGCAGGAGTTTCGGGACTTGTAATAGCAGTTATTTTGCTGCTTTCATCAACAGTCAAAATGCTCCCATCTGCCAAAACATATTCTCCCGTTGGTGCTGCTATTGAATTTCCGCTTGTATCAACAAGCATAACAGTTCCACCAACCTCATATTTATCAATCATTATTTTACTGCCATCAGCCAAAGTATATTCTTTTGGGGCTTCTGTTGGTGCTACGCTTGGAGTTTGCTCCGGAGTTGATACCGGAGGAGGAATAGGCGCATCAGCAAATAGTTGCTGTATTTTTATTAATGCTTCTTGGGCAGTCATATAGATTATTTATAGTAAATAGATTAAATAAACCTATTGACCAAATAGAATAAAAAAAAGGGAGTAGAAACTCCCTTACAAACAAAACCAAAATTTACACAATAAACTAAAAACCGAAGACAAAACAAAATAACACAAAACTAATCAACATTTTCTTTTTCTCTTGTAAAAATCTCGCCACTTGAATTTGTAAAAAGATTTTTAATAAGGTACGAAAATCCGGCACTTAATGCCACCCATCCAATTGAAGATGCTTCATCTACATTGGGTATTCTACCATCTTGAAAAATTTCTTGCAATCCTTTTAACAAAATGGCAAGTAATGAAACAACTGCTCCCTTTAATACATCCTTGTAATCTAAATTCAAAAATTTACTCATTGTCAATTTGTTTTAATATGTTAATAATAGTTTCAATTTTTCTTTCGTGTGCATTCAGTTTTTGAGGAATGTATTTAAATATGCCCTCAACACTAAATCCTTTTACTCTGCCTTCCTTAATCATATTCCATACATCTTCATTCTCAACCTTGAAACTACCAAACCAACTTCCATCCGGTACATTCTCAAAACCATTCATTGCGTGTACTCCACGCTTACCATCTTTAATCCAACTCTCAAACATAGTCAATCCTTCGACAATTTGACCGCTATCGTGCATTAAATTTACATTCCGTTGATAACCTTTTTTGAAAAACTTTAATGCTATTTTTTTAATATCATCTGCTTGAAACAACACATAATACTCACCGTTTGCATCAGAACGATAAATAGGAGTATTTGCTAACATCAATGCCCCTGTTATAATTCGTTGTTCTTCATTCTGAATAGCAAATAAATTTCTATTCTGTTGCATTTCGTCATTAAATGCAAGAAAGTTTTTTTCTATTGCGGGTCTATCAACAAGTGCTACATATTGCACTTCAGCATCACTATCTACATTCTCGTCTATTATAAGACGGTAAATTGGTAATTCTTTCATAACTATAAATAGCATTTATGATAATCTTGCCGCACGATTTATTCTCCTTTGTTTTTCTTGACTGTCTGTTACATCACTTTCAAGAACATACGAACGTGAAGCCTGACCTATTTTATTAATTGTTTGATTATCCAATTTTGTTGTTGCAACTTGTGGAACAGGGGGAGCAATTGGAGCGGGTGCAGAAATAGATGGTGCGCTCCCACCATCTCCTCCGGGAATTTTTACCTTTGTTATTTCTCTAATATTCTTTATTCCCGTTGCAACTGCAACGGCAGCATTTGCTGCACCAAGTATTTGACCAACAGGCGGAGGAATGCTTTGCGCTGCTGCAAATGCTTTTTGTGCAGCAGTAAATGTTGATATTGTCGCTTCAGCAATTGCAAATACTTTCCCGGCCCTTGTATTTTTACCAAATAAGTTTGCAAGTCCTCCCAACGTTCCTGCAATTGCATCGGCTGTTGCTATTGTAGATTTTATTTTTTCTTCTTCTAATTTCTTTTCTGCATCTGCTATATCTTTTCTCTTTGCTAAATATTCTTCTTCAGTAATTATTTTTTGATTAAATGCATCCTCTACTAATTGAGTTTCTTTTGCTAATGCTTCTTGCCTTGCTGCAAATTCTTGTTCGGGGTCATTTGCAATCCCTTCTAATTTGGCAACGTCCTCCCCTAATTGTTTTTTCTTTGCTTCTTTTATTGCTATTGTTTCATCAACTGCTTGTTGTACTCTTAATTCAGCAAGTAGTTTATCTCTTGCAATAATTTGTTCGGCAGTTAAATTTTCTTCTGCTAATATCTGTTCACGTTGTTTTTGATATTTATATCTTACATTCTCTAATGCCTTTTGTACTTCATCTTGTATTGCATTAATGCGAAGCGTTTCTTTTATATCATTTGATTGCTTTTCAAACTCTGCAATCTTTTGCAATTCCGCTTTTCTCTTTTCTTCATCTGCTTTTAATTTTGCTTCTTCATTCGCATTATTTAATTGAGTATATTTATCCTTTATTGCTGCAATTAACTTTTGTTTAGTTTCTTCAGATAATTTTGCATTTGCTTCGACTAAATTTATTTCATCTGATAATTGAAATTCTAATTCTTTTTTCCGTCTTTTAAATTCATCTTTTATGCTTGATAAATCAAGTTCTTTTTTTATGTCTGCTAATTTTTTCGCCGCTTCTAATTCTGCTGCGTCTCTTTCTTTCCTTGCTGTTGCTGCTTTATCTCCTGCTGCTTTATCAATTGATGCAATTTGATTTTGAAAACCCGCTTTCTGATTTTTTAATGCAGTCAAAGATTTCTCTGCTTCTTTTATTGTTGCATCTCCTTCCTCTGCTGTTTTTTTAGGGTCAAATAACAACCCTGCTAATGCATCAGTTCCTTCCTCTAATAATTTGTCATTAACTCTAAAATCAATATTAACGCCCGGAATTTTATTTATTAATCCTATTAATCCATTAATGGCGTTTGTTCCAAGTTTAAATAATAACTGTATTGGTAATGTTACAAACTCAATAAACCCTTTTAAATATTTCTTATTTCTTTCCGCTGCTTCAACTGCAAGTTTCTTATTTGTTTTTTCTGCTTCAATGGAAACCTCTTGTGCTTTTATTGCAGCATCAATCTGTTTTATTTTAAGTTCTAATATTTCCCTTTCTGATTTCCCTTGTTGCTTTAATATATTTTCTTGCTCTCCAATAGCATCTAATTTTTCTTTCTCCGCTACTGCATTCTTTTTACTATCCTCTGCTAATTTTTTTTGCTCACTACTTACGCCACCAATTAACGTTTTTATTTCTTCCCAATACGCAACAATACTTCCCAATGCGACAACAAGTAATCCAATACCCGTTGAACCTATTGCAGCCTTTAATGATTTAAACGCATTAACAAGCCCTGTCCCAACTATGCTTTTTAATCTATTAAAAGACTCCGCTGAATTTGCAATTGTTGAAAGACCTTGCGATAATGCTAATGCTGACTGAACTTTTAATAAAGATTTTTGCACATTCTCGCTTTCTACACCAACTAATCCTAACGCACCTTGAACGGCACTAAATCCTCCCGCAACACTTGACAATGCCCCTGCAAATACTTGGAATTTTTTTTCGGGATTAAATAAATCAGCGGTTTCTGCTGCTTCTTTTACTTTGTCTTTTAATGCTGCGACCTTTTTCGCTGCGTTAATTGCCTCCTTTGAATAATCGCCAAACTGTTCCTGTGCTTTTATTAATTCTAAATTGGCTTCCTTTATTTGCGACTTTAAACTGCCAACACTTTTTTTAGATTGTTCACCAACTTCACTTACCTTTTTCTTAAATGCTTCGGCTGTGTTTGCGGCTTTTTTAAATTCTTCGCTGCCTTCACCAAATTCCTTTTTTAACTTTTCCGCTTCCTTCTCTGCTGCTTCTAATCCGATTTTTAATTTATCTAAATCATTTGTGTTTATATCTATCTCAACACCTATTTTTTCTGTTGCCATTATTTATATTTTATACGTATGACAATTCAATTACTTTTAATAACTCTACTTTAGTTGTTTCATATTCATTCGGGTTATAGTCAATTATTTTATTTAACCTCCACAATGCGCCGTCAATGAATATTAGAAATGTAAAATTCAAATTGTATATGTCAACGTTGTTTAATTTTACATTGCACGTTAATAATTTACTGTCTTTATCGCTTATCTCCGCAACGTATTCACTCCAATATCCATTATATAAATTTGCCGAAGGGTAACTTGATACTCCACTAAAATACAATTCATTCGGTGCGCCGAAATTTATATCAGCCAAAGGCAAATCTGGGTCATCTAAATGTCCCGCATAACCGTATGTATTCAATGTGCCTAAAACAGTTGCACCGTTTTTTACATCGTAATTATTTACGCCTGTAACTTTTTTCCGCTGCATTATTCTTACAACGTGGTCGGTGCTTTCTTCAACTTTAGGTATTACGTTGCTATTTGTAATCTTTAATATTGTTGGATATATTTTATCTTCGCCTGTATAACCCACTAATGGAGTTGCTGCAAATATTACTTCAGCAGTTTGTTTCTCTTTTGCAAACTCATATCCTGTATCAACTATTGTATCGCCGTAACCCTGTGTGTATTTTTTTTGATACTGTTCATTATAATAATCATTATCCGGCTTATACTTGTATTCAAAATACCTTCCATTAATTTCACTCATTGGCTTTAATCGTATCGGTTTACTTCTATCTACTTTATATGTCCAATCTAATGCAATACCGCTACCATCTCTCAATAAAAGAAAATCGTTATTATCTACTTTAAACAAATCATCTGAATGCAATAGTAATTCAGCATCTTGAACATAAAAAGTAATAAATGGTTTTATTATAAGATGCTTTGATTTTTCTTTACTTTCTACAATGTATAAATTGAACATCTTCACAAGAGATGCAATAAATTCCCTCATAAATATTCCTTTTGGAATAAGGCTGTTTATGTCTATCGCATCTCCATAGTTTAATGGTGCAATTACGGCAACATTACTATCAATATTTAATGAAGCATTATATAAAGTCACATATCCCGATGAAACAGAATTAGGAGGGAACATTTGTATATTGACAGATATTTCAACCCTGTATGTGTCGTTCTGATTTATTGTATCTGTTGGCGTTCCATTAAAATACATTTGCCTTGTTTGTGTACCCGAAAACAATACATAACTTAATGAAGGGAACTGATAAAGCAATACATTGTTTTTATACAATTTGCAATATGCAAACATATTACCACCTCCATTCGTGGTAACAGTTATTGCTCCGGCAACAAATATTGCAAACGTTCCTGTAATTGGGTCAACATTAGTTGAAGTAAAGTTTGTTCCATTACTTGTAAAATTGCTCAATGTATATGTTGAGTACGTTATATCTTTTACAACAGTCAACGTACTACCAGCATTTATATTTAACCAATTGTTAGAAACAAATGAATAAGATGCTCTAACTAATGCCGTTGTCTGTTTCAATAACTGCTTTGAGTTATTCGGTATGATTAGTCTTTTGAATAAATCAGTATTAAAGAAAGTGCTTTCGTATGTATATCCTGTAAACTCAAATATTTTGTCAACATAATCTTTTACATATAACGCAGGTCGCAATGCTTTTATGTCCCAATCGTGTTTATTAGTAGAGCAATTACCGTAATCTATTAATGGATAATAATAACCACTTGCATTATCCCAACTTTGTGTGGCATTGCTTAATGTCCAATTGTGTGTAATATTATTTCCATTTATTACACTCATATCCAAATCCTCCAATCTTGCGTTACCCATTGCAGACACAAAGCCACCTAACTCACCGAATACAACGCACTCATATTCTATTGCATCTCCGTCAATGATAATTTCAAGCAATCGCAATATGCCTTTAAATATTTGCGTCTTCTCTATAAACACAATACAAGCAGCGGACTTTGCAGCGTTGAAGTTGTTACCCACGTTAATGACAGAGGGGTTGTATGGATTACTGCTTCCAAATTGGAATATATGACCGAATATCTTATTGTTAATTGCATTGCCCGGAATTACTATTGTTTTTGAATATGAAGTATTTCTTGACGCAAAATCTTTTACATCGTCAATATTAAATGAATACTCACTTGATATATCTTTTGATAAATCAAGTTGAATGCCCTCTATGAATATTTCTGTTCTCACCTATATTGAGAGTTTATGTTCATCAAATCAGCATCAATAGTCAATACTTTATTTTGTCTATCTTGTTTGTATTTTTCTTCCCAATTAGTTGTCTTTACTACTAATGGATAAAAAAAGTTATTGTATTCTAAATACGCTTCAGTTGAATTGATTAATTCTGAAAACCAATTATAATCTTTCATTGATAACATATCGGTTTGCAGTTTAATGCTTACAACTTTTTTAACTGCATAACTATTACCACCACCGAATAATACATTGTATTGATTATAATTTTTCATTTGATTAGAACCATTCAATTGGTATTCCATACGTTCAAATGATTTGCGTTGATTTGCCGTTGATAACCTATTCGCTAAATAGAATTGATACGTTTCGTATCCACCTAATGAATTTAAAAAATGTACGTTGTAATTATTATATCTATTTGAACAGTTAGGTATAATAAATAATTCCTCCCCTGCTCCTATTTTAACTCCATAGAATGGAGTGCTATCAAGTATAAATGTAGTACCAAATGTTGTGTTAATTGCAGTTGGCGATAAATCTAATATAGTAATTAAACCGGACGAATTACTTGCAGTTGATGGCGAACCAAATGGAGTTCCATCTGCATTGTATCTTTGAACGCTTACTGTTATTGATGCAGAAGAATTTTGTCTATATGTTATAAATAATCTACTATTATATAAAGATTGAATAAATGATTTATCTCTGTTTGTTAGCCAATTAAATGTATTGTAATAATTAGTTGACCAATCTCTGAATATTGGTTGATAATAATTATATGCAGATGCAGTTGCAGAACTTAAATTACTATACGTTACCCCACCATATTCTTCTCCAAATTGTATTGTGTAATCAACTTTATTATCACTCCCGCTATATGCAAATATCCCTTGAGATGTTGTTGGTTTAAAATAAGAATATAAATAATTTCTTACAATACTTGATACATCAACAATACCATTACTATTCAAGTCTGAAAATATTCGAAGCCTTGTTATTAATGTGCTATTGATATATACATCAAATATGTATTTGAAATTTGGCTGCCCAACGTTTGTACTTGTAACAACCCACCACATATCATTACTTGCACTTGGGTATGTTTCCGGTTGACTTAATACAGTTACCGCCATTATTTTTTATTTATCCTGTTATTAAATGTCTTTAAATATACAGATACATCAGCCCCTGCCGTTTGTGCTAATACCTTAATAAACGATTGACCAAAATACTTGTCAACTGCACTATCGAAAAAACTTGTTTTTGGCAATCCTTTTTCTTTTATCCCTACTGCTATTGCGTATGCAAGACTTTTCATATTACTCGTTTCGCTAACAATTTTTGTTACAGCCTTTCTTTTTTTTTGCAGTTTGCTTAATTTTTTTGTTTGGTCTTCTGCTCTTGCTCTAATTGAATTATCTTTTAGCCATTGTAGTATTGCATTATTAAATTTCTTCCCTATTAACGGCGCACCGTTTTTTGTCCTATAATCATTAAATTTATAAGGGCTGTCAGGTTGTTTGCTTACATATCCTTTTACTCCCTTGTTTACAAAATCATAATATTTCCCTGCACCCGTTTTATCATAACCAACAGTAAGTTTAAATCCCATTTCTGTTTCTTCAATCTCTCCCTGTCCAATATCATCTTGCAATGCGCCCGTTGATACTTTTCCAAGTTTATTTAAGTTCTCTTTAACTTGTATAATAAACTCTCCGGCAGTTACAATAACAAGTTGTTTTGTTATTGGCAGTTTATCTATTTGGTCGTAATCGCTTTTATTTGCTGATAGATTTTTAAAAAAATCACCGCCAAGCAATTCATCCTGTAATTGTCTAATACTTTTTGGCATACGCTTTTTTTCTTAATAATGCCTCATATTCATTTTTACTTTTAAGATATGCAAGGTCATTTAAAAAATGAACTGTTGGCATATCATATACTTTTGTCAATTCAATTCGTTCATATTGCGAAACCAATTCGGCTTGATAAATCCAACCATACTGTTCCATAAATCCCGATATGTTTCCTCCGCTTCCTTCCTCGTCATTGTCGTTTCCATTTGCTGCACCAAATAATCCTTCGAAAGATTTATCCAATTTAGATATACATTGCAAAAAAAAACAACGCTTCCCAATACAGATGTTATTGGTGCTGATAACATATCATCCGCATAATCTTCGTGCTTTGTTGCATCGTATTTGTCATCAATCCAAACTCCAAGTAGATTTCTTTTTTGAGGAATAACCATTGATGCCATAATCCTGTGCAAATTTCCATTTACATCTTTGTTGTAATATTTGCTTTCAATATATCTTGCAGCAGGGAGTTTGTTTATATCATATACGCAACGATACCTTCTACCATTTACATACAAATACTTTTTAGGCTCTTGTATCATCTCCTCCTCAATAAATTTTATACTTGATAGTAATTTATGAAATTGCTCCACATTCATTGCGTTTACTTCATTATCTGTTAAATTGTGCAATATGGCAGCAGTACGAATATTTAATTCTAATTCGTCTGTTTCTGTTGTATGCAATACTGCAAGTTGTTGCCATTGAAATACTGTAACATCATTCCAATTCATAGTAATAAATAGATTTTTTCAAGTTTGTGTAATACCTAAACAATAATATATCTTCCGCTTCCTGCATTTTTGCTATACATACTCCAAGCCAATGCAAGGCTCATAACGCAATCATCGTGAAATCCTTTGGGTGCTGAATACTTAACTCCTGTGTTAGAGTATTGATATTCAAACATTTCAAGTTCATAAACTATTGCTCCTTCCGGATAAGATATTTTTCTTTGTTGTATGGCAGATGCTATACCTTCCATTAATTGCTGCTTTGTAGTTGCAGAAAATTTATACCCCGTAATATCTAATCCATCTTTTCTTAATTCTTCAAATATAGGGTCACCAACCCCTGTGCTATCAATTAATATAGGGGCTCTTTTTAAATTCATTATTTCATTCTTTGTCTGTCTCCAATCCTTTTGAAATCTATCAAAATAGCAAACAGAACCATTCTTATCAAGACCAATTATTACTGTATAGTCAACTGATTTACCTAAATCTATTCCATAACATACTGCCCTATCCGGACTAATAGGATATATACATTGTCTTATGTATGTATATCCAAAAGGATTTGCGCTATTATCGCTTGGGTCTGCCATATACTCTTGATTGAAAACGTGTTCCGGCAGTTCCTTTTTTGCGCTATCTATTTCTGATTTTTCTATATGCGGATTATCGTATGTACTGAATTTGAAACTCTCCCAATCTTGTTCTTTATTTAATCCTTTTAGATATAATGAGTGAAAAAACTTTTTACCTTTTGGAGTAGATAAAAACAATGCTCTACCTTTATAATCAGTAAGCGTTGGTCTTATGGCATTAAGCCATCCTTCTTCTAAATTATTTATGAATGCAGCCTCGTCAATTACGCATAGATGAAATTTTCTTCCACGAAGATTGTCTAATCTTTCTCCGGTAAAGAATTCATTTGTTCCTCCTGTTGGATATTCTATTAGTAGTTTATTTACATTATGTGGGAATGGAACTCTCTGTACTAATTTAGAAAAGAATGTTTCAGCAAGCGCATACGTTGGGGTTATGTATGCTACTGACTGTCCATTTAATGCTGCGGTAATTATTTCAACTTGAGATAATTCAGATTTACCGAAACGCCTTCCGCACATTACAACACGAAATCGTGCCGTTGAATTGTATATCCTTTCTTGATTAATATGTGGTTCCGGTAATTCAAGAGTCATAATATTGTTTTGCCTTTTACAAACACAACTTCTATTTTTCCGTCATTAATCAAATTAGTAGTTTCCTTTGGCTTTCCATATACCCTTGTAAGCAATGTATCTATTGAATACAAAGAACCATTCTTATATGATTTAAACATTGCGTGTGCAATAGTTTTTTCTAATATGGTAGCATTAGGATTTTTATATACATCTTCTAATTCTTCCATATTCATTTGAAGCATCACCTGTATAGTATCATTTATTTCAGATAACTTATATCCATTATTTCTTAATAGCGTAGTGAATTTTTTAGGTCTGCCTTTCTTATTAATCCTTTCGGGATGCGTATGAAATCCTTGTCCTTTTATTGCTTTAGGGTTTGCCATTTATTTAGGTTTCCAAGATTTACTAAATTCTTTATTCTTAAATACTTCGCTTTTAGGTATTCCTTTTGTATATAAAAGCCTAACTACTTCTTCCTTTTCCATCATCAATCTACTCATTATTTCTTCACCACTTAATCCCTGCTTTATCATATCATTTACTATATCACTCATTTGCAATACTGCGTGTGTTCCTCTTGCCCTATTGTGCCTTATTGTAGCCATTTGTTGTTGGGATATATCAGTAGGCTTGAGCATAACAGTAGGCACGTAACCGTCTGTAATGGCGTATATCTCTTTGTGTCCGGATACTGTCCAACGATGAAATCCATCAACGATTGTCATATCGGGGTTTATTACTATTGGCTGCGTCCAACCATCTTCCGTTATTGATATTTTTAACAGTTTAAGTTCCGGCGGTGCTACCTTGTTTGGGTTATAGTTGTTTGGTTTTAATTCGTCTCTGTGCCTCCATACAATATTGCTTAAAGGCTGATTTGCATATTTATTCATATCTTACATTTATATTTGAATGGTCAATAATATTTTTCCCCCCACCGTATATTCTTCTTTCGCTATTCATTAAGAAATCTATCTGTCTTTTATCTTTATCTGTTTTGTTATCTTTATTTAATAATCCGGCAAAGTATATCTCTCTGTCATTTAATTTCATTTTAAGTAGCGTTTCTTCATCTTCGGTAGGAGCAGGGAATCTATATTCTTTGCTATCATCTATTAATGCTTTATTCAAAACCTGTACTGCTTTTATGGGTCTGCCCATTTCCCAATATTCATAATCACCTATTTCAAGATATATGTATTGCTTTTTATAGAATGATTTAGCCTTACCGTATATTCTTATTATCCTAATAAAGTCTTCGAATAGTTTATCGTTATTAAATAACTTCCTTGTTGTGTATGTATGCGGAAATGTGTTTTGATAACTGACCGCATTTTTCCATACAGTATTATTTAATATTTCTTCCCAAGGTTTGCTATTCATAATCCATATATTTTTTCTGCTTCTTCAAGTGTTATTCCCAAGTCTTTTCTTTTTTTAATAGCCTCTGCCCTTAATACACTACTTTGTCTTCCTTTAAAATCTCCCCTTATAGCAACTCTGCATAATACTTTATATGATACTCCCGATAATGGGTGAGCATCTTCTTCTTCTATCTTTGCTTTTGTTTTATTTTTGTGCATACCGATATAAGAGTCTATCGTTGATTGCACTTGTACTTTGTAATCGTGGTCATAACTATCTAATATGATATTAAGATATTCACTCCACTTTAAATCATCCGGCTTTACATTAGCATTCGAATATAAGTGAGTGTTACCATATCGCCAAGCGGTTGCTACTCCTTCAACTCTATTAATCATTTTATGCCATAATTCAGGGAAACATTCTGCATAAACCCACAATCCTCTTAATGGTTCTTCTCCGTATGGAGGACATACCCTTTGAGTAAGAAACTTATTATTTAATCTTGTTTGATTAAATATATCATAGGTCTTATTATAATCCCATCCATATTTATTTACGCATAGCCAAACATCTTCGCTTGACATATCATAAATAGGGAAACACCTATACTGATTGCTTGATGCCTCGCTTGTTGCCTGTATGTAAGAGTCATTCTTTTTTGTTGCTATTACTTGAAACCTCCTTAAACTTTCTTGTGTTCTTATTCCTGTAAGCATAGCAATCCTTCCGTCTTTCCTTTCGTATAAGTATGGAGCAAACTCTTGAAATGACATTCCTTTTTTAAAACGTGGATGGCTTGTTATTACATTATCCGGCAAATCCCTACACCATAAATCTTTCTTATCGCTATCCCAACAATACCAAAATGGTTCTTCATTTGAACAAGCATTACGGTGCTTAAATTCTAAACAAAACCATTTAAGATTTACATCTTTATTTTGCCTTACCCTTTCTACATATTCTATTGTAGGTGGATGTATTGCTTCCTCATCAAAGAATACTGCTTCTAATGGTAATCTGTTTTTTTCTTTTGCTACTTGTAGCGCAAGATTTAATACAGTAGTGCTATCTTTCCCTCCCGAAAAACTAACCACAACTTTATCAAATGAGTCGTATATGTATCTTATTCTATTTAAAGCAGCATCATATACGTTATCCCCATCGTATTCTTTTTGCCTAATCCTTGCCATTATTTTGTTTTTATTGCATCAATATCTTTTGCAGGAATACCATTTACTATTGTCCTATTAATCATAGGATGGAATTCATCTTCCGGTCCAAAGTCACTATCCGGATGGAATGCAATAACATCCATACTGCTATCGTATGTATTAAACTTATGCGTTCCGCTTTCATAGTAATTGCCATCTAATCCAATCTTTCTGTCTGTTCCTGCATATTCCTTTATAACAAATATGCACCCTTCCACTAATGGTAAATTACCAAATGGAGTTACACATTCTCCTTCTCCTCTGATTACAATTCCTATTCTATGGCTTGGGTGAGTGTGAGATGTTTGCACAATGCTTTTTGGGAAATGCAAATGATTTAAGCAAGGGTCTCCTTTTTTTACAGGCGATATTAATAGGCTATCAGTACAACCATCAATATATTTTAATCTACCTTTTTCTTCTACAACACCGCCAATGTTTGTGTATGCTTTATAATTATTTTCTGCATACAATCCTTTATCTGTTATCACTTCAATTACTATTGCTTTAAATGTTCCGAATAAATCAAAATAGCCGTGATGAGAAAAGTAAGTGTCTTTTGGTAAGTCTGCTTTTATTCCATTCTTAATTGTCAATGATGCTTTACCGGAATAGACAAATACAAAATAAGTATGATTGTCTTTAGGTATCATACCAACACCATCTATTACATTGTAATAAACAAGAGGATACTTTGGGTGATTTGTCTCATCAAATATCAAACCCGAATTTGATATACCAAAACTTATGAAAGACTCTGTTTCCTGTTTCATAATATATGTTTTATTGTTTATTATATACTCTGATTATTTCCATTAGTGCATCTTCTATTTTTTCAAATAGAAAATTCTGTTTCACTTTATTTATAGTATCAAGCAATAGCAATTTGTTTTCGTGTAGCATTATTAATTCAAATGTTGAATAGCCATCGTCTGTTGCTTTTGGCGAACGCTCATTATCATCTTCGCTATCATTAATATCTTCAATCTTTATCTCCGGCATATCTGCGCCCCAATCATCTAACTTTTCAGCATCCCATTCGTTCGCAAGAATATCGTAATCCCATTCACCGTATGATAGATTGTCCTTTATAGTAAACTCTTTTTGTTGTTCTTCTGTCAACCCAACAACTTTTGATACAGGAACTTTTTTATATCCTAATTCGATTGCTGCACGATAACGCATATTACCGCCAATGATAACCATATCGTCATTAACTATGATTGGTCTTATCTCAAGCATCTGTGGGAACTCCTGTATTGACTTGACAAGTTTTTTAAACTTATAATCTTTTATAACTCTTGGGTTATTAGGATTTAGTTTTAGTTTCTTAATATCAATTTGCTGTGTTGTCATTTGATTGTATTTTGGTATAATTGATTACGCTTTATATTTACCTTTTCTAAATTGTAGTTTTCATTTGCCCATTCGTATGATTTTAATCCCTGCTCAATAACAAAGTTCTTATTGTCTGCGCAATACTTTATTTGTTTATACCAATCGCTTGCGCTATCAATAGGTATAATAGGACATCCTTTATATGGAGGCACATTTGAGGCTATTGTAGGGCATTTCTTTGCTGCCCCCTCTAATACCTTTAGGTTAGATTTCATTGAATTAAATCGGCTATAAACAAGCGGAGCAAGGGTAATATCTGCATCATTGTAGAAATTCATATAAGTATCAACAGGCTTTGCATTTCTTATTGTGCTATTTAGTTTTAATCCGCAAGTAAAGTTGTGTATGATTTTATGCCATATAATTTTAGTATATTCATTTCGTTCATCGTATCCGCAAATAACAAATTGAGTTTTGTCCTTTAGCATCCTATCTGATTGTATTCTCTTAAAAGGATTGCGCAATAGGTCAACATCTTTTTCGTGTGTTATACTTCCGGCATACACAATCGTTGTTTTATCGTTGTTTATTTTCTCATTTGTGAATTGGTCTTTTCCGTATGGTAATGCGTTAGGCAGTATTTCTACATTTGAATTTATGCTTTTTATTTCATTGTATAGCAATTCATTTGTGCAAGTAACAAGGTCTGCCTCTTTAATGTGTGCTAATATGTTTTGTGTAGGATATGATTGGGCAAGAATATGCCAAGGGTCAAGATGCCAATAATCGTCAATATCAACTATGAGTTTAAAGTTGTATTTCTTTTTATATTCTATTATGGTTTGTAGTTCTATGTTGTAGATATAACGATTAATTAAAAGTATATCAAAGTTTTCTGAAAGTATTTCATCGTTTAATGTATCGGTGAACATTGCATACTCCTTGTTTAGATAGTAAACAGGAAGCATTAATCTATGGTAACCTACTCCGCTATTTCTTTGTGTTACTACTAATATCCGCATTCGAATAATTTAGTATAGTGTGTAGGGTATTTCATATCCCCTATTAGTTTATAATCGAACCCTTCAAACATCTTTACCCAATCTACTTGTGGCTTTATGTTTATATGCCCCCAATCCTCATCTCTTGGACTTGTATCGCTTGTGCTACTAAATAGAATATAGTTTGGTTTTATTTTGTTAAATAGATTATCAATTTGTTTATCAGTCATATGCTCTGCAACTTCAATGAATAGCATCAAATCAGTCGTAATTGGCTCATTAATTATTTTTAGATATGGATAGTTTGATTTGATATGTTCTTTGTGTATTTTGAATTTCTCCCACACATAAACTTCTTTCCCTTGTTCGTAAAATGTATTTGCATATACTCCCATTCCTGCACCGTAATCAAGAACAGTATTAAATTTTATAATTAGTTGCTCATAGGTTTTATTTGTTAGACTTACAAAATCGGGGTTTCTTCCGGTAATCCCCATTTCGATTTCTGCCTTGTAAAATTCCTGTTCACTTAACATCGTAATTTATTTGAGTTTGTAATCTATTTACAATTCATCAAAATGGTACATAAGCCTTGATAACATTTCCATTACGCAATGGCTACACCAATATGTACATACATAATTGCAATCAATATACTTCCTGTATATCTGTTCGTATTTATGCAATATATCAAATGGAATATTTCTTACATAACCTAACTTAATTGTTTCAAAGTTTATACTATTCTGTTCTAAAAATTGTATTTCTTCATCAGTCAAATTTCGTAGCATAACCTTGTTCAATTAATGTTTGGTTCATATTTATTCCGGAGTATGTTAGGACTACTATTGGTCTTCCGTATTTATCTAATCTCTTACTTTCTATTTCAACTTCACTTCCAATAGGCATTTTACTTGAGAGGAAATTTAGAGAACGCTTGCCATCTTCTTCTGATAGTTCCGGCGCATCAATACCTGATAGGCGACAGTTAATCACCCAAAACATTCTAAACCCTAAATCAATTTTCAGTTTTACTGTATCTCCGTCAATGACTTTGACAACGGTTGCTTTGTATTTGTACATTTCTTTTTTTGTTTTATGTTCAAAAGTACATAAAACACTATTAAAATTACAACCATAGCAATACCGTGCATAATTATAACGTCTGTAACATTTTGCATAGTATGTTATTTATTTGAGTCAAAAATTCTATTGTGTATTATATTGTACAGGAAATTTCTTACGAATGGGGCAAGTACACAAGACAGGCTAATTACAAATATGTAATTAGTGAACATAACAGGGGCAAAAAAAAGGGCAGAAGATATGTAGAATGGCAAACAAATAATACAATTAAACGGCTTATAGTTTATCTTTAGTTTCTCCGGCATCCTTGTTTGCTCTATGAAATAGAATGAAAATAAAATTGATGCCACAATAATCTTAATCGTTATCATCTGTTCTTAATTTTGTTTTTAGTATCTTCTTTACTTTGCTTATAGTTTTTATTAGTGACCTATAAGGTATCCTTGTTTCCTGTGATAGCCTTACTGCATTCTTATCATTGTTTACATATTCTATGAATAATTCTTTTTCGTACCAATGCAGTTGACCTATGTACCCATTTACGATATGCTCATTAAAGTTTAATAAGTCACCATCGTTTTTATCAATCATATCTTTTATCTCATCAAACTGCTTTCTGAATTTCATAAAGAAATTACTTCTATCTGATTTAATCATATTTAACATTGTTCTTATTATAAAGTATTTTATTATCCCGTTAGTGTACATTTCAATTATCCTCTGCTCTTCCAATTCGCATAGCACTAAAAATATTTCCTGCTTTAACTCCGACTGCAATTCGATTGGGTGCATCTTCTGTATTGCCCCATTAACATCTTTATCATTATAAAGTAATTCAATAATCTTATCCCTGTTTATATCGTTTAATGATTTCATTTAGTTCTTCGCTTGACCATTTCTTTATTTCTTGTTTCGACTTTAATGCAATTTCTTCAAGTTCCTTTACGGCATCTTCTCCGTATCTGTTTACTAATCCTATGCGGTACATTGCTTGATTGCCGTGCTGATAGAGGTTGCACCAACTACATTGGGAATTCACGTTAATCTCCAAATAGCGAAGGGCATTAAATCCCTTAACGGGGAAATAATGCCCTGCCTGATTTGCCGTAAATTTACCGCACGATATACAAGGTAAGCCGTAATCTCTTTGCCTAATGTATGCGTTAAACGTGTCCTGCGCTTCCTTTGTCAGTTTCGGTATGCTTTTTTCTTTCTTGCTTTTTTTCAAGAATATAGGATTTTAATATGTAACGCTTTGCCTCGTTTACTACACGTTGATAAATTGGCTTTGTTTTATCGTATCCTTTTTCAAGTTCATATAGTTCTGCCCTATCTACGCTATTAGGTCTTTCCTGCCATCGTTTTTGCACTTCTGCCTTATATATCCTTTCGCCCATATTCATAGCGTTAACCTTCTCTTTTGCCCCTATAATCAGAACCTTGTTCTCTACCATCCAATCATACATTGCCGTTGGTATAATAGGCTCATTGCCTTGCACATATTCGTTTATTAACCATTCTAATGTTTCTGTCCAATCTACTTCCGGCTCAAATAAAGGCTGCTCAATCATCTTCTGTTCTTTTACATATTTCTTGGCTTCGGTAACAGACCTTATATACGAATTTATAATTGATGATACATATTTGAAATTAAGTGACTGATAATGTTCTTCGCATTCTAATTGCCCACAAGCAGCCATCTCAAATGCTATCTTTAATTGTTCATCCCTTATATTAGGATATACCCTATTCAAAGAACGTATAAGCAATAGGCTTTCCTCTTTATCCGGCAAGTTGCTATTACTTATGCCTACTAATTTAGCCAAAATAGTAAGTAGTTTATCAAGTTCCGCTATGCTTATATCATTTATGGCTTTCCCTTTTCCTACACTATCAAGCAATTTCCTTTCCAAAACTGTTACCGATTGAACCCATTCGGCTTCCGGCTTCACGGACTGCACTTCCAAATTTTGGCTTTTGATTATTTCGTTTATCTGTTTCATTTTGTATTATTTTGTTTAGGTAGTGAAAAAAATGTTTCTTTAATGCAGGCATCTTTTTATAATCTCCCTTTAGTTCTATTGACTGTATAAAGTCATTCATTACTTTTTCAAGTTGTTCTAAAGTTATTCCTTTTGCTTCTATGAACTGTAATTTATATTCTGTGTTATTTAGGAATAATTTTTTAGTTCTTTTAAAGTATCTCTTTCTTTTACTTTCATCTTTACTTTCATTTTCATCTTCAATTTCATTTTCATTTTCATATTCAGCGTTTGCGATAGGTTTTGCGATACTGTTTGCGATAGGTTTTGCGATAGGTTTTGCTGTCGCAAAAGATGATTTTTTATTCCATTTAATATCATTCCCTGCCTTACCGGAACTACTTCTTATCGTACTTAACTCATCATCCTTTACCATTCGCTTTTGGCTTAATACATCACCATCTAATTGCAATACCCCTGTACTAACTAACTCCGCTAATCCTATGGCTATTTCATCAATGCAGTATGGCATAAATCTTACCAAGTATCTTGCAAAGTTTTGATATACTTTATCATTATACTTATATTGTTCCTTTAGTATTATTTTACCATACTGTTCTGATTTGTGCATTATGCACATAATACGAATATAGATACCTGTTGCAGATGCGGAGCATTCCATTAGTTTCTCATCAGTTAAAAAGTCTTGTACATACAATGGTATGTACGGTTGGTTTCTTCTGCTCATATTGTGGTTTTATTAAACAGTTCAAAGAAAAAAATAGGGGAGCATTTGCCCCCCTATCGGTTGTGGATTGCAGTTTCAGAATGGTAAATCGCCTTCCCAATCATTCTGCCTACTTATTGGTTCTTCATAAATGATAACTTCTTCCGAAGATTGTCTGCCGGGGTATTTAACATTACCAATAATGTTACCTTTCATACCTTGCTGCCTTTCTTCTTTAGATAGGCTTTCAATTACAAAACCATTATTGCCAAAGTTATCCTTATCATCTGATATGAATATTGTTATATTCATATATGTTCCCTTCTTTCCTTTGTACAATCTGTCCTTTGTAATCTTTGAAACATCAATCATTCCGGTGATTAGTCTTTGATTTGTCTTCATTGTCTTGTGTTATTTGGTTAAGAATTTCATCCTTCTTGAATAGGATTTTTTTGCCGAAGCGATAATGCTTTAGTTTGTTATTGCGTACAAGCGAATAGATTTGCGCCTTTGATACAGGCAACATCTGTGTCATTTCTTTTACGCCAATGTAAACTTTCTCGATTGGTTCCATACTTACTTGTTTAGTGTTATTTTATATGTTGTTGTACTATCCTTAATAGGTAAGTCACCACGATGCCATTTCTTCTCTCCATCTTCAATCTCCTTTTGGCGTTCCTTTAATGATTTGATTCGCTCCTCAAGTTTAACCCATTCTTCAATGTGTGTGTAATCATACTTGATACTATCAAACCTTGTCATCTTTGCGCCAAGGATTTCTGCGCTTGCTTTCGGGTGCTTATCCAATTCATCCAAAACTATATCAAGAATTTTATCCTTTGTTAGTTTGGATAAATTTTCCATTGCATTCAAAATTACGGCAGTTTGTAACACATCGTAATTACCTGTCAATAATTTTTCCCGAATATCTTCTGCAATCAATTCAAGAGAAAATTTACTTGGTATCAATTCGTTTAGTTTGATACCGGTTAGTGCTTTATTTTCCATTTGCTATTTCGTTTTTAGCGTTAGTAAATAATTGTTTTAATGCCTTACTACTGTCAACCATTTTTTGATTAGCAAAATATAGGGTCTTCAATTCAGCAATAGTAGTTGCCGTTCCCAATGCCATTTCAATATCATCCTCATTATCGTATTGCTTCTCAAATACGGAGGCTTCAATATCCTGTTGGGTATTGGTATCAGCCGGAATATCTGCCCGTAAATCGGCTGATTTGCGCCTTCCCCTACGCTTTCTAACTTGCTGATTTTCAGCCTGTTGTATAGGCTCTACAACTCGTTGATTTTCAGGCTGTTGCACGGGCGTTAAAATTGCCCCTGTCGGCTCATTAGGGATGATTAACGGCACGATTTCCCTGTTCTGTGCCGGAATACTATCTAACTCGCTTTCGTCTAAAACGCCTAATCCAAGGAGGTCTAACGTGGCTCTGCGCTTTGCCTTCGTTTCCGCTTTCATAATGCTATTAGCAAGAGCATCACCTTTCAATGCGGTTACATTTACTGCGCCAATGCTTTCAGTACATCTTCCATCCGGCAATACGGCTTGGCAGATAACATAATAAACTCCGGCATCTGTCATTGTCTCTCTTGCTACAATCTTGTGCGAAACCCTATACAGTTTATTCAACTGTTGTGCGCCCGACCTTGTGCAATAAAGAACTTCCTTTCCATTCAGTCTTAAAATTTCAAATGGTTTCGTGTAGGGGTCAAGACCAAGCCTACTGCAATAACCTCTGTAATAATCTACCTTTTCAACAGCAGTCAGTTTAGATAAATCGCCATAGATAATAAGGTTGGCGACAACCTTGTCGTTTTGTCTTTCAATGTTACTCATTGTTTTTGTTTTTTGGTTTTAAAATAATTGTGTTTGAACAAAATCTTTATCAAGCAATATACTTGTATCCTCATTTGATATAGCATACTTCAATTTACTGCTCATTAAATTCAAATATCTTGTCTTGCCCTGCTTCAGCCATTGATGATACATTATCTTTTTCCTTGCCTCAATCACTCTTTCTCTTTCATCAGCATCATCAACAAAACAGAGTTTGCTATACTTCATACCATTCACCTCTCTTTCACCAATAACTTTAACAAGACCTTCATCCATTATATTTGAAAGCAATCCGGTAAGAGTTTGATGCGGCATATTAAGAGCATATCTTAATTCATAAACATCTGTGATATTGTTTCTTTTAATATAGTCAAGAACCATTACTGTTTTAACTTTTAATATCCCATTGTCTAATTGCCGTAGCCAATTTTGAACGTGTGGTTTCATAATTAATAGTTGTGGGTGATTAATGTATGTTGTCTTAATATATCATTGTCTTGATACAATGATATAACCATCATTTCATCTGATGGAGGAAATTCATTAAGCGAATAATTTATAACCCTTACGCTTTCATCTACTACTTCCTGCCAAGTATCAAACTGCTTTTGAGTTTTAATCTTACTGCGAACATAGTTCACTTTGATTTGAAATTGTGTTTTCATTTTGATTTTGTTTTTAAAGTTAATTTTTGTTTACAATCTTCGCACATTCTATTCATTTGTAAATTGATTACAAACTGCAATCTTTCAATCTTCTTTTCAAGTTCAGTTATTTCCGCTTGCATCATTGAACGCTGAAAGTTTGCACCGATTTGAAATTGGTCTAATCTTTTTTCCATTTTAAATTGTTTTGCCGTTAAAAAATTGGTTTATCATCTGTTCATATTTTTTCAATCGAATACTTTTCCAATCAACATAATAGTATTTAGATTTAGGACAATAATATACTAATATAGTAGTGTCTGGTATTCGTGAACTTAAAACTCTACCATATTCAATTGCCGTAAACTTGCTATAAAATGCTTTCATCGTATTTCCTTTAATAGTTTTAATAAAAATGAATGCGTTATTTTATTCAACCAATAATGAACTTCCTTTTTATCTTCAACTGCCAATGCTTCTGCAACCCTATCTACTATCTCATACAATGGACCGTTGTTTGGAAATTCCTTTACGGTTAGTCCGCATATACCATTTAAGCGAACAGAAACAAGTTGTTCAGCAATGCCAATGTATTCATCTTCAGTATTAAATTGTTCTTTATTCATCGCAGTAGTTTTTTATAGTTATGAAATAAAAATCGGGGATGCATAGAAATGCACCCCCTTGTTTCACTAATTAACACAAATCCAAACAGAGGTCAAATGCTTTTTGAATTTGTCTTGAACCCTGCCCGAATGTTATATCCTTCATCTTATCATTGGCATTCTTATAATTCTTCTGCCAACCAAGGTATCCGGATACTGCATTAAAAGCCCCGAATACTGTCTTCTTTGTAGTATCGGTCTTTTGTGTTTCGTGATTAATTGCGAAATCCATAACGCTATCCATTAGGTTCTGCGCTCTTGTTGATACTTCTTTGCGTTGTTGTTTGTCTGCAATAAGTTCAACTTGTGGCGCAAATACCTTGCTTAATAATTCTTTCAGCACTTTCTCGCTTATCTTGGTATTAGCCATCCTTTCATATATCGGCTGAATTGCCTTTACATATTCTGATTGCATACCAAGTACCTTATGCGCTTCGGCTATCTTATCCTTCATATTCTTTTGGTGATAGATTATTACCTTATATGATGCCTTACCATTAAGCGCAGCCGTTAATGTATTGTTACATACAACTCTTATGGGAGTTAGCATTGCGACTAATGCGTGGCATCCATCGTGACCATTAGTTAGTAATACATACTGTTCAATCTTCTCTCCCTTTATGGTAATATCATCAGGCATCTTTGCCGTTAGGAATATGCGTTCGCCCTTACCTAATGCTCCGGCTGTTTCATATATGGCTTCACCTCTTTCGACTATTGGGTCGAAAAAGTTAAATGCCTCATCATTCTGCAATACTTGATATTGTGGCGATACTATACCAAGGATTGCTTTTGTATCCATCCTTACATTTGCCACACGATTTTCTACATCGTAGTGCATTGCAGTTGGATGCCCGGCTTCGTTGACTACAATTTCTTGGGCAAGCAGATTTAATTGCTCTACTCTAAAATTGAGACCGGACAACTCTAATACTTGTACGGCATTCATTGGTTCGTCAACGTACTGACCTAATCCATGCCAAGCCTTTTGACCTTTTGCTACAAAAGAATACTTGCCGTTCGTTCTGTTTAAATTGTGTGCCATTTGATTTTGTTTTAAATGATTAATAAAAATGATTAATTAAACTTTTGCTTTTTTTGTTTTCTTCTCTTTCACTTCCACTTTAGTAACTACCCAGCCGATAAAATACTTTTCAATCATATCCTTTTCGCTTTGTTCAATATCGGTGCATTGCATTATATAACCCAATCCCGTGACTCCAAAGCAATTCATCATAATAGTTACTTCTTCGTCTGTACAATCATCAAATACCATTTGATAAATAACATAGTTGTAATGCCGTTTTGAATAATGATTAATTAACTCAAATAAATCTGTTGACCTTCTCCAAGTAAAGTCACCCGCCAATACATAGTAAGCGGATTTTTTCATAAATGTTCTCATTTTGTTTTGTGTTTAATTGTGATTAAAAATCGTTTTCGTTTATTAATTTTACTAATTCCATTTTCAATTCGTGCAATCGTACAAGTACATCAGTCGATACGTGAGCATAATCATTTTCCCTGCCATTAAATTTGTCGCTACAATAATATGCTTCAATTTCTATTAACTGCTTGTAAATATACTTTGCTTGTAATTCACGTTGAATTTTTTCTGCTTGTAATTGTTTAATATAATTCATAAAAAAAAATTGATTTGTAAATAGATTACAATCTCATCTGATATAAAAATCTTGCAGCCTACCGATAAGATAGGCTGCAAGGATTAAAGCGATTATTAATTGCTTTGTTTCTTTTTTCATTCCGGTATTGTTAATATTCCGCATTCGCCATCATCTTCAGTAGTTGTGGCATTTTCTAATTCAGAAACGAATTCATCTATTGTATCAGATATTGACTGTTGTACAGTATCGTGTATCTGACCTTCATCTATTGAGATATAATCAATCTCAATTTCATTGCCGTGCCGGATACTGAACTCTGCTCCTGACTTGTCAAGTATATCGTCATCAAAGTTTGTCTGCTCTATTGCATCGTTTAACAATGTTTGCAGTTTCTTGATTGACTCGATTGTTGACTTAATACCATCGGCTGATTGCTTCGGCTCATCAACTACTTCATTTGACAATGCAGTTTCTAATTGTTGGTAGAATTGATACAGTAGATGATTAACATCTTCTTTGCTAAAGATACTTGGGAAGGCATCATTAACACGTTGGCTTGTTTGATTGAATAAATTTTCAATCGTTTTGAATGTTTGCTTTTTCATTTTGTTTTGTTTTTAATTGTGAAAAATTGGTTTGTGTATAATTATAGATTTATTAATTCAATATGCCCATTCCAAGGATTGCCATTCAAATACCACATCCAATCTTTTTGATAGATGTTTACGTTAGGTAGCGCATTGAGTCTTTCCTTGGTTGTCTTTGTAAAGTAGCCACAATTTTGTATTGTTATGTAATCTTTGTCTTTATAATTTGTCGCTATGCAATGACCGTGCAAGAATAATTGGCAACATATATCTTTCTCATTTGCATCATATACCCTTACTTCGGTATTACTATTTCTATAATTTTCAAAATTTAAAAATGCTTTTGCTGCCTGTGTTGAAATTTTCGTTGCCATAATTTTAAAATTTAATTAGTGAATATTAATATATTGTCCATCCGTTAACTTCTGATATATACCAAAGTCTTTTAAATTTTACTTCCATTTTGTATCCCATAATTTCATTCAACTTGCAGATTGAGTGCATTAAAGATTGTAAATTTTCAAACGTGTACCTGTATTGGTTACCTAAATACCATTGAATTTTTTTGCCATTATCTAACTGCTCTTTGCAAGTGTTATGCATATCTGCATAAAACCTTATGCTATTTTTAAAATCATTTAATGTTTCAACGCCATCAAGTATTGTACGGTCATACATCGTAAATCCTTGCTTGTCGTTTGCTGCGTCATAGCACAACTGTTGTAATTTTTGCTTTTTCATTTTGTTTGATTTGTGTGTTATAAAATTGGTTTAGACGGATTAGGCTAATCCGTTTCGGCTCATATAAGCCTCATCAGTAAACCTTATTGGTCTTCGCAATCCCATACCGTTTCCGGTTTATGACCTATACCATCCGATGATTATAAAAATAATCGCTGCGCTTATCCTCTTGCTGATTGGCTGCGCATCATTGATACTGATTAATCCGGTAGGGCACTTGGTTATCGTGCATCTATTGTACTCCGGCTTTCGGTCATACTTGAGTTAGAGTGAGAGATTGTTACATACCCTATGCAGTAAGTAGGCAACCTTGTGTATTCCCTTCAAAGGTGGTTGTTACTGCATCGTGCTTTCGCTTTGTTACCTATACTTATAGGGGGTGATTTACATCAGCCTTGTGGGTATATTATCCGCTAATCGCCTGTCAAAGAACTTCGGAACGTGGTCACCGTAGCAGCGTTCCATACCACTAATATACACACATTATAATAAATAGCACAAAATAATACCAAAATTTTATAACTGATTGATATTCAATACGTTAGGAGTGGGCGAAAATAGGGTATTATTACAAGTATTTGTAATATGATATAAATAAAAAAAGCGCATTGTCAATATGCGCTAAAAAATAGTTTTCGTTTGTGCTAAATCGTTATATTGTGTTATGTTTAGTTATATTTTGTTTGGTTCAAAGTGCATACCATCAATCACCTTAATCCAATCAGCACCACATACAAAATTATTATCCCTCCAAACTTGCAAGAAATCCGGTGACCATTTTACATATCGTTTCCGGTATTCAGTATAAAGATTATTCAATACTTTTTTATAAGGATTTTCAAATGCGTTTAAATCAATTGCAATACCCCAAGAATGCCTTGAAGGAGCAGAACCGCCACGCATCTTGCGAATGTTAAAACATCCGTCATAGGTTTTTATTTCAACGTGAAGACCTTTCTTTATAAGTTCAAAAAATACCTTTTCAAGTTTCGGAGCAAGTTCCTTATTGCAATACATTTTATTTGGCAATGCCGGAATTTGCTTATTAATTTCTTGTGGAATATCCCATAAAATCATCCATTCTTTAATGAACTTATCTTTATCAGCAAACGGGTCACCGTATTTTTTGTATAGTTCTGCTGTTTTAATCATCTTTCGTATGCTTCTTTATATGCAAGTTGTGTTAGTATGACTGCTTCGCTATGTGATATTTTACCGTCAGACAATGCAATATTTAACTCACCGGCAAACGTAATCCAAAAACCAATCCTTGCCTCTGGATTTAACGTTTGTAAATAGGATATAATTTTTGATACGGCTTCATTCATATTATCACTTTCTTGCATTATTTTATGCAGTAATGCAATTCTAAATGCTACCCTTGGAACGTGAAATTTGAGTTGTTTTAATATAACATCATCCAAATCTCCCGGAATTATATTCACGATTGTATCAGCAGCATTACTCTCAACAAATATTTTTAGATATTGGGTAACCTTTACTGCTACTTCTGAATTTTTTTTAAATACACTGAATGCTTTATCAAATAATCCTTTGAAGAAATTATTTATTTTCCGTATTATTTTTTTCATTGCGTTTAATTTCTTTATACATTCTAATTACGTTATACGTCACAGTTGTGAATGCAGCAGTCCCTGCCATAAATGTTGCAAAATCACTCAATGTTATACTACTTACAATTTGTAGTAATACGCTGCAAAAATATAAACCAATACTTCGTGTATCTACTGCATCGTCAATGTGTGTTCTCATTTATCTATTAATTTAAAGAATACGGGGTAAACTTCGTTGGTTTCAATATTCTCAAACGCATCAATTGTTAAATCATCTCCCCATAGCGTACGGATATCAACTTCCTTATCTGCGTTCAATAGTTCATTCAGTTCACTCTGTTCTTTTACATTCTTTTTTTGTTCTTCAAACAAATTGATTTCATCTGATACTAATTTGTTCAATCTGTTTAAATACATTTTAACTTTCAAACTTAATTTTTGACGTAACAGTCCCTCAAGTAAAACAGTTGGAACTTCATTTTCAATTTTTGTAACGCCATTTAATTCGTAATTCAATTGAATGATTTCGTGTAGTTTAATATTCATATTTTCTATTTTAAATAGCAAATTATGAAAAATTGCCTATTAAATCATAACTATATTTAAGGAATTGCATACGTATTGATACGCTTCCAAATTCGTGCCTGACCAATTTTGATAATCAGCATCCTTCATTTCAATCATATCTGACGCAACAGCCACAGTATTTTCATCAAATATTGTCCAATTAAATCTTGCATAAAATTCAAGGTCATCATATACTAAACCAATAAGAATAAATTTTGCATTGTACTCAATGCCTTTATTCCAAATGCTAAATTGTTGTATTTCTTTCATTTTGTTATATTTTATTTATCTTATAGAAATATATCTTCTTCTTGCACTTGCTTGTTCTCTTATTATAAAAGAATAGTCAACCCTGTCCGCAGTACCAAAACTTGGTTCACTTGAAAAGTTTGTAGTAGCGTTTGCAATACGAAATTCCGCTGCAATGGATATATTTAAGCCACTACCACCGCCACTTGTACCAATTGAACCCATTGATGTCCACGCAGCCGATTGAGCAAATGTCGGTGGCAGTGCTTCAATTCCGCATACTCTTATCATTAAATCACCGCTTAATGCGTTTAATACTTGTATTGGTGCAGTTGTATTTAATGCTGCACTATAAATAGGCAAAGATGTCGCAGCAGTATCTTGTGCAGGGAATAATAATGTTTTCGTTGTATCATATGAATATGCCCAACCAACAATACATTTTGGTATTCTATTTACTGAAAATGAAAATGTCAATGTGTTTGTTGTTGTTACTGATGCAGTAGATAAAGAATAAAATGTTGCAACTGTAACACCAGCAGCATCACTATTACCAATTGTATATTCGTGTAATTTTATGTATGTATTGCCTGCACTACAAACGGGAACATTAATTGTATTTGTAATTGCACCACCTGCACTTAAAGCAATATTATCTATTGCAATGGTGCAAAAGAATAACTGACCTGCACTTCTCGCAGCAGCATATGTTGGTGCGAATTGCGTATCAGATGTTCTTATCTGAAATTGAAATAATTGCCCTATTGATGCAAATGCCATTATGGTAAAGTTTGTCCAAAGTTAAGTTGTAACCAAAATTCATCTACCGTACCACTCACCGCAGTTATTTCAACCCATATATACACATTACCTAACAATGCGGATGCAGTACCAAAGGATGCACCCGCAGTTGATGTTCCACTCGTTAATGTTGCCAATGCAGTTGCAGTACCCGTTCTTGTAGTGCTTGAATTAATTACTGCACTTACTGAAGCAGACGTACCACGAACAAAATAGTTGGCATTTAAAAAATAGTATTTATTCGCTTCAACCATATAATAAATACCAACCCTATCAGTATTTACGGGCGAAATGATTGATAAACTCTTTTCAAACTCAAGTGGGAACGCTGCACCAACGCTATATAAAACACCAACACCGCTTTCGTTTATATATCTAATTTCATTTAATGTAGGATTGACCCATATGGTTCCAATCACCAATTGTGAATACGCTTCGGGTGTGGATGCGGATACAATTATATTTTTACTATTCATCGAATATCTTTTTGTGGTTGTACTTGACCTTGTATTTCTCCAATCAATCGTCCATTCAATCCGTTATTATCGCAGCCAAAATATGTTTCTGATATTTGCAACCCTGCATATTTAGGATTATATACATTGTATGTTCCGATATATCTTTGATTGTGCGCTCCTCTCATATCAATATAACCGATTGTTGGAATACCTACATTAACCCAAGCGATTAAATCATCAATCAAATTTTGCGACAATGTTATATTCGCTTCGCTGCTATTGTTTACAAAATGTATTATCATCTGATATAATTTCTTAAAGCACTATTAACTGTTATTGACTCCCCAATATATGATGTTCTTGTTGTTGTCCCTGCTCTTGTAGCGTGAACATTTTTTACATATATAACGTGAGTATCTGTTGGGTTTGTTGAACCAACATCAATACTTGCTGTTGCATCTTGATTTACTAAATTGCAGTTATCTAACATTAAATAATTATTAACGGGGTTGTTGTCCCTATCAATTATCAAAACATTCTTTGTTGTACCATACGTATAATAATTACCTTTTAAAATCAATGTCATTTGATTTCCATATCCTTTTATCTTAATTGGTTCTTCGGCAGATTGGACATTGCAATTTATTATAGCAATGCCCTTGCCTGCAACACCAACTGAATTTGGATTTGTTGTAGATATAGCCAAAGCATATTTTGCTGCGGGGCTATTAGTTCCCTCTGCTAATGCATTGATTGTTGCATTTTGTAATTTTATTACATCGTTTGCATTTATTTCAATGCGATTATTTACATCAGTAGATACAAAAGCAGTATTAGCAGAATTTAAATTTTCAATAGAAAGGTATTTTACAAATGGTACTTCTGTTTCCACATTGCCTATATTATAAAGGACGCTTGTATTATATGCAGCCATTGAATTAAATATAACGCCACCAACGACAGTCGTATTCGCACCGCATCTCCATTTTATATTTCCAATGTTAAATATATACTTACCATTAAATTGCCAACCACCGACACCAATCGCTGGGTCAAATTCCGAATTTGATAAAAACGCATCAATGGTTTTAATATTTACAACCGCATCAATTTGGTTGCTGTTACTTGCGTGTGCTTGTGCTGTATATGTAAACGCACAGAATGTCCAATAATCCGGATTTACTGTGTTTAAATTTGAAACAACATTATTAACGTTAATATTAATTTTTACTTTTTTATTCCCTCCGCTTAATCTTGTTGTCTTAAATGCCATTAACATTAAATCATATCCTTCTACATAATCAGCATCTAAATTAAATTCCTGCACACCATTAATCAACGATAATGCAAATGAAGGCAATATTGCTTTTAATATTCTAACATATAATTTAGCACCAAAATGATTTGCGTATATTGGGTAATTAATATGAGTTAATGTTAAAATAGGTTGCTTATATCCATATATGTATCTCAATGTTAAATCACCTTTCAATGAAGACTCCCATACGCTTGTGTCTGCGGTATCTTGTACATAAATCATATATATACCAAATGTAGAATTGATATATACTAATTCAGTACCATTGTAAAAATACGCATTGATATTATTTTGCAATATACTTGCGACAGAACTATTATTTGTTGAAGAAAATCCAATATCGGCTGTTACGTTTGAATTTGCAGAACTTCCCGCTTCATTACCATTTTGTGCGGGGTTATCACTTCCAACTGTCCATTTGCCTTGCAATACAATAATTACCGCTTTAGTTATAGTTCCCGCTTGTAAATCGTCATACGCTGCATTCCTTGCACTCCAAGGGTCAGGGAAAGGACTAATTGTAGAACCTCTTTTAGCATTATTTTTTTGTGTATTATATTGCGTATTTGTACTTGTTATACTCGCATAAGTTAATCCCGTTACTATTGCTGCTCCCGCTCCCGAATACCTTTTATCAACAAAATAAACTCCTAAATTTGGTTCGCTAATACTTACACTTCCCCAACTTCCATCGCCTCTTAAATAAGTTGAAGCCGATGGCGTTCCCGTAATAGCAGTACCAAAATAGGCAACATTCGCTAATGGTACTGAAGTAAATGCAGATGTTCCATTACCAATTGCAAATCCTGTTAATGTACCAACACCGATACCACCTCTTGAAACTGCTAATGTACCACTCCATCCCAATGTCAATGATGCTGCACGTAGCAAAGATGTTGCCGGAGTGCCTCCTAAAGTTAATGTGACATTCGTGTCATCGGTTTTTGTTAGTGCTGCTCCTGTTATATCCGAACCTGCTATTGTAAAAAATTCATACGCTGTATTCCCTGCGTTTCTCCGAAGCAATTGCGATGCCGTTCCCGCTACTCCTGTAAATGCACTTGTGCCGTTACCAATTAATACGCCTGTCAAAGTTGATGCACCGCTTCCACCTCTACCAACTGCAAGAGTTCCTGTCCATCCAAGAGTTAAAGATGCAGCACGTAATAATGAAGTTGCGGGAGTTCCTCCCAATGTTAATGTGACGTTTGTATCATCTGTCTTTGTTAACGCTGCACCCGTTACATCGCTCCCCGCAATAGTGAAATATTCCAATGCAGTTGCCCCTGCATTCACCCTCAATAATTGATTTGCAGTTCCTAATGCTGACAATCCTGTACCACCTCTTGCTACTGATAATTGCCCCGCCCAACCAATTGTGTGCGTGCTTGTCGCACTTGTTATTGTTACGTTTGTATCATTAGCAAATGTTTGCGTGGCTGCAGTTAAAGAATTTAAAGAGGTTATACCGCTACCGCCACTTGGAGTTGCACCGTATGTTACCCTTTTTGTTGTTGCATCGTAATACAAAACATTTGCAGTTGTTGTATTGGCTATATTTTGCAATTCAAATGCACCGTCAAATCTTACAACTCCATCGTCAACCCAAATTGCGTAATTGTTTGTCGCTCCCGTTGTACCTTCAGAAATATATAATGAGGAAGCATTTGTAATAACACCTGTACCCGTTGTAATTGCAAACCCTTTTATTGCAACAGTTGTAGTTAATAAATAAGAACCCGTTGCTGGAGCAGTTCGCGCAACCCCACAAAATAAATTTTCAGCAAACGATGATGTCGCAGAGTTTGGCATTGTACCACCAACAGAATTTTGCGTGAACGCATTTCTATAACTTGTAGCACTTGACCCCGTCAATAAATAATTCCCCGCTGAACTACTTCCGTTTGTATTTGTAGCACTAAATAAATTATTTGAAAATTGTGTTGATGATTGAAATGTTTTTGAACCTCCAAATGTTTGCGTACCCGTTGTTACTAATCCCCTTGCACTTGCAGATGCATCGGGTATATTGAATGTGTGCGTATTCGTTGCACTTGCAATGTTAAAATCCGTTCCCGTTGTTCCCGTTGCTAATGTTTGCGCTGCACCCGTTTGCAAATTACCCGCAGTTCCAATGCTTGTAATTGCGCTTGATATATAGGTTGGGGTAAAATATTCTAACGCTGTAGCACCCGTATTGACTCTTAATAATTGACCTTGTGTACCTAATGCACTTAATCCCGTTCCTCCTCTTGATATTGCCAATTGCCCTGTCCAACCCAATGTTAATGATACCGCTTGAAGCAATGCCGTTGAAGGTGTCCCGCCAAGCGTTAATGTTACGTTTGTATCGTCTGTTTCTGTTAATGCTTGACCGCTTGCAATATCACTTGCAGCAATAGTTCCCCAAGAAGGCAACGCACTTGCAGCACCCGTTCCCGTTTGTGTTAAAAATCTTTTTGCTGATAATGTATTCCCTGCAAGTCTTATAGGCGTTCCCCCTGTATCTCCTACAATAATATCTCCAAGAGTAGTCATTGGGTTACTCATTCCGGCAGTTGCTCCATAATTTGGGATGTTTAACGTTGTACCGTTAAACGTTGCAACTCCACTCGTACCCGTTGTTGTTAGAGTGATTGGGGATTGATAATCTGTATTTGCAACTGCTGAAGATATTGCAGTTCCATTGCCTTTTAATAAACCCGTTATTGTTGTTGTTAATGTAATAGCGGGAGTTGTTGTTGCAGTCGCTACCGTCCCTGCAAATCCATTTGCAGATACAACAGAAACTGTTGTTACTGTCCCTCCTGTTGGTGCATTATACAATGGGTATTCTGTACCCGCTGAATTTTTGAAATATGGTAAGTTGTCATTTTTGGCATAAAATACTCCAAAATTCGGAGTTGCCATTGTGCCCGTTAACGATGATAAATTAAATGAATTACCCGTTACATCTTGCTGACCAATAATCCTACCCGAAAATGTTTTATCCCCTGCAAATGTTTGTGCAGCAGTTGATACAACGCCTCTTGTACCCGTTCCCGCAGTTGGTATATTTATTGTTATCGTACCGCTTCCCGTAATTGGTGAACCCGAAACGTTTATATCTGTTCCCGTTGTACCCGTTGCAATCGCAACGCTTGTAACAGTTCCGCTACCCTTTGAATTAAATGTATTCCAATCGGTAGAACTTAAATAACCGTTCTGCGTTGAATTAGCAACTTGTATGCTAAATGCACCCGTTGTATTGTTATACAACAACGGACTTGTCGCAGACAATGATGTTAATGAAATACCTCCTAACCCTGCCAAAGTATAATTTGGTATGTTAAGCGTATTGGAAACAAATGTTGCAGCACCACTATTACCTGTTGTTGTTAATGTTATAGCATTTTGTTTGTTGTTGAATGTTGTCCAATCAGCAGAAGATAATGCCCCACGATTTGATGCAGATGCTGTTGGTAAATTAAATGTGTGAGTGCTTGTTGCAGATGATATATTAAAATCAGTACCACTTGTACCAACAACCAAACTTTGCGATGATGCAGAAAGAGAATTTAATGCAGTAATTCCACTTGCAGGGACTGCAACATTTTTCCATTTTGCTGCGACACTATCATATTGCAATATCTGCCCATTGCTTAATGATGTAAGCAATACATCACTCAATAATGATATTGAATAATCTGAACTTGTTGGCACTACCGCTCCCGTCCTCCCGTTAAATGATGTTACTCCACTTGCACTTGCAATTAAATTTTGTAGTGTTTGTAAAGTTGTTTTATATGAAGTTCCTGTGCCGGGGTCACCAACAATCATTAAATCAGTAAGAGTAACTAATGTCTTTAAATCTAATTCATTAATTTTTTTATTCGCCATCTCTTATATTTTTGGTATTGCACACCTATCGGTGACATACAATTGTTCAATTGTTAATGTTGTTACAACCCCGCTAATTAAATCGGGTATTGTATCTTCTACGAAATTAATAGTTGCTGGGTCTTGTAATTCAACTTCCAATGAAGGATTTCTTAATTCAGAAATTATATCCAAACAAGTATTTAATTGGTCACTCAATACATCTTCTGAATTACTTCCTTCGGGAGTTACCCTATCTAAAAAAAATAATTGAATACTATATGATATAGTATTGCCACTATATGTACTATTCAAAAACTCATAATTCATTATTGGATAAATAACATCAGTTGACAGTGCATCAATTAGGCTTCCTCGCCTTACTGTCTTTATCTGTGCGTGGCTTGTTCCCAATGAATTTATCAATGATATTATTTGATTTAGTGTCATTTTTCTTTTTTAAATACTCTATTAACTTTTGCTGATTTTTTATGTGATATGTTTTATTACTCACTGCAATCTCTATTTATGTTACCTTGATATTTTTCTTCAAAAGATTTTTTCTTACAACAATCATCATCTGCTAACCAAAAAGTAGTCGTATATGATTGTTGTTCGGGATACATTGTGTCGTACCTGTTATCGAATACTGTATATTGCGGATATGTGTTATTGCTTGTTTCTGCTTTTAAATATTTCAATGTTCTTTGTCTATAAAATTCTGCTCTTGCTTTATATCTTGCAGCAACATCTAACACATCTTGCATATCCGGCTCTGTCTGATTTGCGTCTGTTTTTCTTATCAATCCTTTTGTATAAAATTGAAAAGATAAACCCATTGGCAATTCACTCATTACAAAATACACAAGCGTTGGAACAATATATTCATCAAGCAATTTATTTTCTGCTGTATTAATATTATTATTTTGTATTCCATCTTGCAGCCTATTATACAAAGTTGAACCAAGCAATGGAAGAATATACATATCCTGTGCGGTCAATATTTCGGGATGAATTAATTTTTCATCCACATTATTGTGCAATCCAGTTCTGTCTTTTATATCCTGTACTGAAATGAATAAAATATTTTTCATTTACTTTTTCTTTATTAATACATTACTAAACCAATAATGTCTGCAAGAAGGACTATCACCCCACCAACCACCGCCCCTGTCAAATACAGAATAACCAAGTCTTGCTGATATCGTTTCAATCTCCTTTCTTGTCCAATATCTATCAACACTCATTAATTTTTTACAAAAAGGTCTTGATGGATGCGCAGCACTATCTCTTTGACTTGTTGGTACTTCCGGCTTCCATTCATAAGAATACAATACTTCAATTTTTGTTTTTAATGGTTCATCAATTAACTTACTCATTGGAGCAGTCAGTTTTCTTTCTTGAGTATTTTCATTAATTGATATTGCTCCATCTTCTACCATTACATTTATTCTATCAACAACTTCGCTTGGTTTAATCTTAACTGCTTTTGCAATATCTTCATTTGGTATTTTGGGGTCTTTCTTTATTACTTCTAATATCTTTTTGTTTATACTGTCTGATATTTCAAAGTGTTGCTCATCAAATCTTATTGGCTTTTTTTTTAAAAGATTATAATCATCTTTTGAAACACCACATTCAGAAAACATTTGTATAACTTCATCTTCACTGTATGAATTAAATTGAATTTCTAATTGTGTATGATTTACTCCAAGAAGATTGTTAATATCATTATCACTTAATCCAAGACCCGTTTTTAATAAAGTACAAGCAATTTCTCTTGTGATTTTACCTTGTGTATATTGCCTAATAATTCTTAATAATTGCTGATGTTGCCTACCTGTTAAATTCTTTACATTCTCGTTTATCATTCCTTGATTTGGAACAATAGGTTGCTGAACTTGTGTTGGATTTTGCGAAGGATTTTGCGTTGGAAATTGTGATTGTGGTAAATCAATCCCTGCCTTTTGCAATAACCATTCTTTTGGTGCAATTTGTAATAATGTTTGTTCTGAAAGTTCGTATGAAATTGGTTCAACAGGCTTTATTTTTAAATCAGTTGCTCCTCCATTATATTCTGAAAGCATATTAAATACTTCTTCAATAAATCTTTGCTTGTCATTTACATAAGTGTTCTTGAAAACTTCATATGCATCTCTAATTTCATTTCTTGTACCCAATTTGCCCGGCTCACTAATACCAAATAAAGATGGTGACGTAAGTTGATGAGCAGCAAAAATATTTTGTTGTATCATACTATCAACACGGCTAAAATCTTCTTTTGTCAAATCACTTGAGCCTAAATCATCTATTATTGGTTTTCTTGTGCTATCATTTACAAATGAAAGAATAAATTTTTTCCCGTCACTACCTGTATAACTCTTTTCAAATCTTTTTGTAAGATTTCTTTTTTCTTCATCAGATGGCTCACCATTAGGTAATGTAATTAATTTGCTTGGTGAAAATCCTGTTTGCGCATTACCTAAAACGTGATTTGAAACTTCAATATCGCTTTCAATATAATTTAGAGCAGCCATATAGTTTGGTAGCGAATAAGTGACAAGCCCCGGTCTATATTCTTTTACATATAAAATCTGTTTCCCTGTTCTTAAATTAGTATTGAATGCGGATATTTCTATTGGTTTTTCACGATAATTTTTCCAATCAGATTTGTACCAAAACATAGTACAATCTTTATTTGTTCTTATTCTTGTATAATCAATATGATTTACTTCTACAAGTTTACCACCAAACTCACTCCATATACATTCAAGATATGCTCCACCAAAAATTTCGATATCAATACTTACCTTTCTTGTTAATTCAGAAAGTGTTTCATATCTGTTTGGGGAATCTATAAATTGTTCATTTGTTCCATCCCATCCATTACCAATGATATAGTTTACTTTGCCACGAATGATAGCAGAATGTTTACTGCTCTTGTTGTATAGGTCAAGCAAATAATTTGGGTAATCATTTTTTTCGCCGAACTCAATATATCCAACTCCACGTTTTTCTTTGTATTCCGGCTGCTTTGCTGACTGAAAATTTATGATTATGAAATTATCTTGTAACATAATTTAAATTGCTATTTCGTGAAGTATAAGTAAAGTTACCATCAGTTACTACCATAATACCCTGTTCAAGCATATTCTTGTTTACTATATCAGTATTGTTATCATTTGTTTCATAAATGTAATATAGCCATTCTCCAAGTGCTGAAAATCCTTGATGAATGTGTAATTGTAATTTATTATAACGATACTTATATTGGCTATAATCAGTTGTGATTAGTATCTTTTTCTCCTCTTTAGTTGTTCTATGTATAAATCTGAATATATAGTTAGGGTTTGTTAATGTTTGTTTTTCTGTTAATGTAAGATAAACAAACTGCGTTGAATTATAGGATGCGTGTATCATACAACTATAAATAGCAAAAATTAAGATTTAGCAATATAAAAAAACCGACTATTGAAATAGTCGGCTAATTACGAATACTGAAACCCACGAAGTATTATGTAGTCAATGTGGCTATTACGCTTGATTGTACTTCGGGTGCAAGTTCTCTCTCGCTTCCGCTAAATGTCAAAGTAAAGCCATTTCGGTCTGCTGCTGCTGTTCCTGTGGTTGCAGTACCACTCAAAAGGTCAAGACCATTTAATTTCCCTGCCAACCAATAGCGACCATTTTGGTCTTCAACAACTGCCATCATTGTGTTTCTTGCAAGTAACAAAATTTCATTTCTTGTGTTTGCTTGCATCTTGTTAAGGATTACAGTAAGCGTATTTTCAAAGAATACAGTTCCATTTTCTATGTTTCCTTGAATGGCTTGTTCATAAGAAGCAGTATTTTTAACAAGAAGATATTTATAAAATACCTTCCCTGCTGATTTTGTAATTGCTGAAACACTTCCTGATGCTTCAGTAATTGACGTTACATCGCTATACCCTATAAACCAAACCGCTTTTACGCCACCGACATTATCCTTACAATCGAATGTACTAAATCCCTGTGTTAATGCGCAAGGCATAATTAAATACTACAATTATGC